TGGGAGAAAGCATCAGCTCAAACGATATTTCTATCGCTGAAACCTGCAAGCCTGTTGGCAATACAGATGTTGCTGATACGGGTGTTGACAATTCACTGACTCCGTTGATGGTTAAAACCATTTATGGAGTTGGTGAAATCAGAAAGAGAAATCCTGTCAAACTCGTGTCGTCGATCCTTGATTATTCATTCAAGGATGTCGTGGCGCAAGCTTCGACAAGACAAATAGTACGGTCCCTGATCCTGCCCTTTGTATGTCGCCATTCCCTAAGAAAGGTATGGTTCAATCCAAAAGAGCTTGATCGTATGAAAAGATCGTTTCGTAATCTTGCGATTCGAATCAATCAATTTGTGACCGCCGATTCGAGAGAACAAGCCTATTGTAAATATTGGCTTGATCTAGCTCTCTTCCAGTGTGTTTCGTCCTCCTCTAACCCTCCGGTTCGGGAAGAATGGAACACATGTCCTTTGTTTTCGGGTTGGTTGAAAACACATGTGAAACGATCGATCCTTCAAAAAGATCTATCTTTCATTTACTCTCTTCAGAAAGGATGCAAACAGGCTTGGCCTGCTTTGTCCGATCTTAAGAAGGTAAAAGCATTGGATTCACATAAGGAACGTCTCTCTGAGACGAAACCTCATTGTCCTCTTGATCTTTCTTTCAAGATCATGGAGACCAGTGCTATGTTGTTTTCTTCCCCGACATATAAATTTGGTCAACGTCGTCCATCTTGTGAAGATTGGACGCGGTACCAGAAATTTATGCCGTCCGGATCTGCCTGCCGACAAGTTTCTCTCCGTCAAGGAGGGGCGCTCGGCTTATTTGGCAAATTTCGGTTCCCGTCAGTAAAGACTCCACTAGGAAGTCTTGGTACGTTAAATGCTGAGATTGACTGTTGGCGAAAGGAGAACTATTTGAAAGCAGTTGATTCTGTGAAGTCTCGTCTTCTTGACGAAGATGATGGACAAAATCATTGCACCGTTCTGAATTCGGTAGACGTCGTTGCGATTCCTGAACCCGGAAAATTCCGGATCATCTCCAAGGGAGATGGATTCCTCTATTCGGCACTACAGCCCTTACAGGGCTTCATGCTTAATTGTTGGAAACAATGCTTCGCTTCGACGATGTTACATGATGACCTTACCAGTTCTATTCAAAAGATACATGATGAGGCCAGGGACCTACCCTTATGGTGTTCAGTGGATTACGAGGCAGCCACAGATTTATTAAGAAAGGATGCATCGCTAAAAGCCTTTTCAGGCTTACGCGACTCCCCCTATTTTTATCTTGGCTATTCCTCTCTACTTAGTGGTATCGCTCACTATCCTGACGGTTCTTCCGTTCGCATAGTTGAGGGTCAGTTAATGGGTCATCCGTTGTCCTTTCCACTGCTTTGTTTGATAAACTTAGCAGTCTACTGGACGGCGATTGACCGTTGGGTTGAAGACGTCTCTTCTCGTGAGAGAAGAGACACTATTCGTTTGGCGGAAATTATGCGTCAAAATGTGCTTGTCAACGGTGATGATATGCA